GCTGTGCTACTTTATTGCGTAGCTGGCGCGGAGCCTGTCGTCAGTCCATTTGAATTTTTTAGTCTTGTGTAACACTGAACCGTTAATCATGATGCCGCCTTTACTAATTCATCATAAATATACTCGCGTAATTTCTCGCATAGTAATTCTTCACTACCATCATTAAGTTTAATGGCCTCAACTAAATCCAATATCCTTTCGCTTAATTCACCATTATCTAAGCGCTCAGTTACGAAGTCATCGGCATCAACCATAGATAAATCACTAGTATTTTCCATTTCATCATCCCATTCTGGTGGGTAGTCTGTAATCATAAATCCTCCGTTGTTTTAACTACTCTACAACTTTTCTTTTGATTAACATATCCGACCAGTTACAAGGCATAAACTTTTTGGCTAACTCAGCATCCTTTTTTGAATCGCCTGTTGGTTTAATGTTGTGGCGCTGTAGTAGCTCAATTAAGCCTTGGCTGGTTTTCATATAAAATCTTCTGTTTCTGGACCTGCTTTCCAGTGTGTAACATTTTCATGGTCCCACACTGTAAATATTAATTTAAATCTATAAACACCATCCCAATCCCAAAACTCAGTTGCAAACTCCCTGTCATCTGAGCTTTTACTTATTACAGATTGGCCGTGAGAAGGTAATTTATCTAATACACTTATCCATTCACTCATAACTTTATCAACCCCTCATTAGTCTTATCAATCAATAGCTCATAATCATGCTCTAAACGCTGCAAGGCTACGTCATTATGTTCATGCACTGCAATCGTATCAACTCCGTCATTTAACGCCACCAGCAAGCCATCAACGATTAAGAGCAACTTAGATACCTTAGTGTTGCACTCGCGGTTATTATTCTCGAGCTGTGCTATTTTATTGCGTAGCTGGCGCGGTGGTGTGGGTGTTGGAATGTTAATCATAAATCCCCTTACTTAGTTGTTAAGCCCCGAAGGGCTATTTAATTAAACGCCTACGCAAAAATCAACACGATAAAAACCATCACCGATAGGATAAACATAAACAGCATAGCCATCCAAGTTATACTTAACTTTAAATCCTGGCTTGTGAGTAATTGACTTAATTGTTAAATCAACAAACTCAGGCGCATACATTTCAGATATAACAGCTTTTAACGCATGTAATTCTGACACTGCACCCATAATATAAGAATCTTGAATTTTCATTGTACCTTCCTTTCTCTCAGTTGTTTTGTTTCAGTAACTATAAATTAGTCTGTATAAACTAATTTGTAAAGCTTTTTTTAAATATTATTTTAGCCATTTCTGAAACATCATCATAAAAAGCTGGATTGTCAGTTTTAATAACCTGCAATGCTTTGGCTCTGCCTTCTTTTGTGCTGTGTGATGCTACTATATAGGCAAGGTTATATACCGAAACCCGTAGCCACGCTTGCACGTCTTCGTGTGCGTCATTAGCTGATAATTGGCCAGCTAATACTTGCTCAAGTTGTTTGTTTATTTCATCCATTGTTCTAACGCCTCTAATGCTGCTTTATAACCTAGTGCGACACAAACAAAAGCGCCTTGGTTTTCACACTGCTCTAGGTATGCGATTTGCTTTTGCTCCCATTTGCATAATGTGTGGTCTTGTCTTTTCATTTCACAAATGAATGTTTGTCCACCGGGTATAACAATGTCACTAGCTCCGGGTGTCATGCCCTCTGCTTTTTGTCGCTGCGTTTGTTGTATTGACCGCTTGCCCTCGTTTCGTGGGTGTATAGCTATTGCGCCAAGTTCTGGGTATTCGCGGCGCAGCACATTAAAAAATGTGATCTGCTCTGACGACTCTGGCGGGCATTTTTTGTTTCGGTATTCAGTGTCACCGTACACTTTAAGGAACGCTGGGAATTTCATCTTCACCTCTGTTGTAGTCAAATACTCGATAGAATTTACTCGATCTGTCCTTCTCGCTTGTTATCGTTTTTGGCATCACACCTTCAAAATCATCTATCCTATCCATAAATTGCTCTGGTGTTGAGATGTACTCGCCAAAAACGGCATTGCAAAACAATTCCCATGAGCGCATGTTTCGTGTGTTATTACTTGGGGCGTGCCAGACTGGAAAGTCTGCAAACTCGGTTGTATAGTCAACCCTAACAGACTCATTGCCAGCTTTACTTGTCCATAACTGGCAGCGCCAAGATAAAACCTTGTCTGTGCTTAATGTGTATGGGTCGGCTTTCATGCGCTTAAAATCAAGAATAAGCTTTTCATTTGGGTCGATCAATTCGTGTTTGCACTTTTCGCAATATCTTGCCGCTATATCGTTTTGATGGTTACACTCTAAACACTCTTTGAATGACCATCTGTAATCACATCGGATAGACTGACCAGCAATTATATCCTGACCATAGCATCTGCGTCCGTGGTGAGCTGGTACGGGCTTTTCATCAACAAGTATGTAATTACCTTCCAAGTCTATGAAGTATCCGTGAACGTCATGTTCAAATCGTTCTGGGTTGTCTCTACCCTTAAACACGTTCTTAGTGTTACAGTCTGGGCAATAAGCATCCATTTCAAAAGATTCTGAGGCTTTGAATCGCGCCTCAATTTTCGGGTTGAATATGTCACCGTCTGGACAATGGCGCTCGATGTTGCCAGCGTAATCTAAAACAAGGCAGTCATCTTTACCAGCACACAAGCGCAAGCCCCTACCAATTATTTGTTGCATCAAACCTACAGAGTCAGTTGCGCGTAATAACGCCACAACATCTACATGTTCGGCATCAAAGCCAGTTGTTAAAACTGATACATTAACTAGGTATTTAAACTGCTTAGCCTTAAACCCTTCGATTATTTGTTCGCGTTCAACCTTAGGAGTTTTACCAGTAACTAGCCTGCTGTTGTTTGGCGGTAGGCTGGCAAGTGCTTCTTGAGCGTGCTGTATAGTGGCGCAAAATATCATAACGCCTCTGCGGTATTGCGCTATCTCGACGACTTCGGCTATGATCAAACTTGTTTTTCTACCTTGCCCCTCGAAAGCCTTTTCATACTCTGCGGCCGTGTGGTGTATTATTCCTGTTGTGTCATAGCTCTGAGCATGCACCGGCTCTGCGTGTGGCTTAGTTAGAAAGCCCATTTCTATTAACTGGCTCGCGGTTATCTTATAAACCAGCGTATTAAAATAAGGATCTTTTGTTTGGTAGTCAGCAACAGGATCACCGTTATCATCGTATTGATAAATATAACCATCACCAAGGCGGTAAGGTGTTGCGGTTAAACCTATCACACGTATTTTTTTGTTCTTTGTGCGCATTTCATCGATGATTTGTTTAACCGTTGGCGTTATGCCGTGAGCTTCATCTATTACTATTGCGGCAAAGTTATTGCCAAACTTTTCTATTGAATTTAAGACGGTTCTAGGTGAGCCAAAGACCACATCATGAGTAAGCGACTTACTAACACTTGCGCAGTAAATCGAAGCAGGGTTACCAGTGGCTAGGTATTTTTTATGATTTTGTTGTATCAATTCTTTTGATGGGGCTAAACACAAAACCTTTTTACCACTATGGCTATGCACCCATTCTGCTATCGCGGCTATTATATGAGACTTGCCCGCACCTGTGGCGGCTTCAATAAGGCATGGCTCATAGCACTTTCTAATATATGTTATTGCAGCATCAAAGGCCGCTTTTTGATAAGGGCGCAGGGTCATTTTATCAACCAATAGCTTGTGGCTTTACCGCGATACGGTTCTAGGTCAGCACTGGGTAATAAGTCTTTAATGGCTTTGGCGTATGATATTGTGCCTTGCTTCTCAACTGGTGACACGAGCAAGCCGCTTATGTTGCACTTTTTACCGTCTGCTAAGTCTATTAAATCCTGTTTTGCTAAGTCAACCGCTTTTTGAGCAAGCTCTAAATGCGCCTTTGCTATTTTATAAGCCATGGCAAGCTTGTCAGATTTAACGCTTTGAACTAATGGCGCAAGGTGTTTTTCTGGTGTTTTGCACTCGATTAAAAATCGGTTATGAAATGCTTTTAACTTTGGTAGATTTTCCTCAATCCAATGTTCATTAAGTGTATAAGATTCTAACTTGTCACCGTAGGGCGACCACTGATAGAAGTAGCATACGTTGCGACCGCTGCAATACATTTCAATTTGTGTTTGCGCGTAATAGTGCGGCTGATCAATTGCTGATAAAAAATCAGGGTCGGTATCGTGACGTTTACCAAACGGACATTTAACCTCTAAAATTGCATTGTCAAGTATAAACCCATCTGGTGAAGCCCCTAGCCAGTCAAGTTTGGGGTGAACAATAAACCCCACCTCCTCTACATTAGTACCAATTTGCATTTCAAGGTCTGCAATCGCGTTTGGCTCATTTAGCACACCATATTCAGTGGCAATGTTGCCTGTAAATTCAGACTCAGCACCAAAGTGGCTACGCACCATTGTTCTCATTGCATCTTCTGGTGTTGCCCATGGGTTAACGCCTAGCACAGCCCCTACCATTGAGCCTGTAATTTTACTTTTGCGTGCTTCAAACCATTCTTGTGATCGTTGTTCCATTATTTTACCCTCAAATAAAAAGGGCGGCTTAACCGCCCTATGGTTAATTAAAAATCTAGGTCGTCTTCGCTATCTTCAACAACTGGCGCAGGCGTTGGATCTGCTTTAGCTTTTAATGGGCTAACGCTTGATATCCAATTGCCTGTTATTTCGTCGCTACCATCTTCGGGCTTGATCTTCCAAACCTGTAACAGCAAAGCCATAGGCTTATTAAGCAAGTGCTTTTGCAAGTCAGAGTCGGTAGGTTGCCCAGTCGTTTTAAGTAAGCCACCGCCAGCGTTTACCGCAATAGCGCCAAGCATCTTTTTGGCCTTTTCGCCTTTAGCTGGGTCATTAACCCGCACCTTTTGAAATATCTTGCGGTTCTTATACTCAGCAGGGGCTAACACAGTCCAGCGAAGACTAATATATTCATCCCCGTCGTATGAATCCCATTTAGCCTCGTCAATTGCCGCCTTGACTTGTGTTTTTGCTGGGATTGGTGTCATATCCCCGCCGCCAGTTTCAACAGTGCCGGTACTTGCTAATGCTTCTGTGGTCCAAAATGCCATAATTATTTACTCTCTTTTTTAGTGATAGGGTTTAATGAATTTATAAATGGTAAAAATGGGTTAACGCCTTGCGCAACTTCCAAATCCTCTGCTATGCCGTATCTGTTTTTAGATACTTGAGCAGCACCCGTATAACAAACCGCGATACGATTACCCGTTGATATTGCTTTTTTGCGATCGCCATCACCAGTGGTAAAAGTTTCAAGTTTTAGGTATGCGACCATATCGACATTATCAACATAATGCGGAACACATTTTTTATGTAAGCGCAGCTCATAGCGACTGTATGGGTCTTGATCTGGAAGCTCGATAGTTGACACATCAGAGTGGGCGATAAAAACAACGTGCATACCGCGTTTTTCATTTAAAGCCTTTGCAGCTTTTCTAATGCGACCATGTAAAGCTGATACAGCTAAATAACCAGCCCCATACCCGCCGTTTGCTTGCGCTAGGCTTTTAGGATTCTTTGGGTCACTTGCTATTACGTACTCAGAAAACAATGTTTCTAACTGCGTAACAGAATCAATAACAGCTGTTTGGTAGTCGTGCGGCTCTGTGATAAGCGTGGTTAGTTGATCCCAAAGTTGCTCAACTTTAGAAATAACAGGAAATGCATCAGGGCGAATGTTCGCGGGTACTGCTTGTAAACCATCTTCTATCCGAATGAATATCGGCTTAGGGAAGGTGGCGGCTAGGGTGGTTTTGCCTGTTCCTGCGTCACCTGTAATGGTACAGATAACAGCGCGGTCAGCGGGCTTACTAATAGTAGATAGTAATGACATTAATTTGTCCTCCTCTTTTCTCTCTACAACGCTCATATTATATAAATAAAATAAGTTGTAAAGCTTTATTTAAAAATAATTTTAAAGTAATATGAGCCAACGTTAACTATATAGAGAAACAAAAAATGATATCAGCAGCAGATTTAAAACGAGCGCAAGCAAGAGAATTGATCCAGCTTATTAAATGGATAGGCGGTAGGGCTAGACTAGCCAATGAATGTGAAGTCACACCACAAGCTGTTTATGAATGGGTAAAGCGTGGGCGTATATCAGCTAAAGCCGCGACAATCATTCACAGAAAAACAAACGGCTTTTTTAAGCGTGAAGAATTGCGCCCAGATGTAATAGTATGGAGTGAGCAAATATGAATATGAACAACACAACAACGCCAGAGTCAGAGCAAGACAGCGCACAGACCCCTTGGTGGTTTATTAATTCACTCGAGAGTTTTACTAATTTAGAAATTGATCTTGATGTTTGCGCGGCTTCAAATACAGCCAAGCACAAAGAGTATTTATCATTAGAAGAAGGTGACGACGCATTCAAACAAAGCTGGGCAGGTATTAACTACTGCAACCCCCCTTACTCAGATATAACACGATGGGTAGAAAAAGCGCATGGTGAAGCTATGAGCGGATCAATAACATTAATGCTAATTCCAGATAAACCAGAAGTTGGTTATACAAGATTGGCGCGAAGATATGCCGATACTGTGATCCACATGCCTTTTAGGTTAAATTTTTTGCGTCCAGACGGGTCAGAGTTTTTAGATAAAAAAGGCAAAAAGCAAGGACCAAAATTTCCAGTGTGTGTTTACATCTTTACGCCTCAAGGTTTAAGCTTACCGATCCGCGACGTTTACCACGATTTTAGAGTAGGGTTTAAATAATGAATCAAAACGATTATATAAAAGCAGGCCTTAAAATATTTGGCCTTTATGGTTTTACTGGCACTAAATGTGATTGCCCTAACCCTAATTGTGATGCGGCAGGGAAGCACCCAATAGCGAGCAACTGGCAGCATACACCAGACTGGTCAGAAGAACAGTTAGAGACAATGCAAGAAATGGGTCAGTTTGATAGCGGCTTTGGTGTTTTGTGCAACGGCTACCTAGTTGTAGATGTTGACGCAAGAAACGAGGGCGTTGATTCTTTCATGGATTTATGCCGCGACATTAAAATTGATTTATTAGCCGAGGCTGGTTTTGCTGTAAAAACTGGTTCGGGTGGTGGATCCATGCACTTATATTTCAAAGTACCAACTGTTACCGCACTATCTCAGCACCATGATAACTATAAGGGCATCGATTTTAAATCATCTGGCTATGTCGTAGGCGCAGAATCAAAGCATAAAAGTGGCGCATTATATGAGTGCTTACACGGTTCACCCAGTGAGATAAAAGACGCGCCACCAGCATTATTGCAGTTGCTAGCAAAACCTGAATACCACCGCGCAGAATATAATGGTGTTCAAATGGATGTAACAGACGACGATATTATTAGCATGTTGAAGTGCTACAAAAATAATGATGTTGATTACGAAGAATGGGTACGCTGTGGCATGTCTATTCACCATGCGACAAACGGCAACGGGTTCGCCATTTGGGATGAGTGGAGCAAATCCAGCGAAAAATATGATTTTACAATGATGCGTAAACGCTGGCATTCTTTCGGTAAGTCTGCAAACCCAGTGACTCTTGGTAGCCTAATCCACTATGCAGAACAAAACGGCTATGTCCAGTCTGTCGAGTTCACCAGTGATTTAGAAGAAGATGAGCCAGTGGTGACACTTGACATTAACGGCGTTGACTTAAAACGCCCACCAGGGTTTGTTGGCGAGTTAACAAAGTGGATAAACAGCCAATGCTTATATCCTAGAGAAAACCTAGCCGTTGCTGCAGCTCTTACAGCAATCGGCAATATTGCAGGCATGAGAACAAAAGATGCCCACGATGGCATGACAGCAAATATGTTTAGCTTTTGCATAGCTGGTAGTTCTACAGGTAAAGAAGCTGTGCAAAAAGCATTTAATCAGATATTAAAAACAGCAGGTGTTGCATCGGCCACACATGGCGCTATCAAGTCAGAACAAGAAATAATTAGAAACCTAACCCGCCACCAAGCAAGCTATTACTGCATCGATGAATTTGGCCTCGTGCTTAGAAAAATAATGAATGCCTCAAAAGGTGGCGCATCCTATCTTGAAGGAGTCATAGGCTTAGTAATGTCAATTTACAGCAAAGCAGATTCTTTTTTGCCCGTCTCTGGTGATGTAAAAGACGCGATAAAAAAAGAGCTAAACGACGAAGCCGCAAAATGCAGGAAGAAGATAGACGAGAACGACGACAAGCACGGCAAATTCACAGAGCGATTAACACAAGTAGAGCGTGCTTTATTATCAATAGACCAAGGCATAGAGCGTCCGTTTATCTCAATACTAGGCTTTACCACTCCCGTCACGTTTAACGCTCTAATGGAGTATGAGAGCGCAACAAACGGTTTTCTATCACGCGCAATGATATTCGATGAGCCAGAGAACAACCCAAAACGAAAAGAGAACTATGTCAAAAAGGATATGAGCGAGCAAATGCAAAACGCAATTGCGAATATGTATAACCCCGGCTCTTTTAACTGCCTTAACTTTGATTCTCGTGTCGAATTCTACGACGAGCAACACAAAATAGAAACAAGACCCGATGCCGCTTTAATGTTAGATCAAGTTTACCAGTGTTTTTGGGACATGGCAGAGTCAGCACAAAGTGACTCAGGTCTTGAGGCTATCCCTAGACGCGGTTATGAGTTAGTAGGTAAGGTAAGTCATATATTAGCTATTCCTGACGGTGTGCGTACTTCTGAGCACGTCAGATGGGCTTATGCACTAGTGCTAGATGATATTAATCGAAAAATAAGGCTGGCTTACTCAAATATGAAAGAAAAAGAATCCCCCGGCGACTCAATAGCAATGAAAATTCAATCACTTTTAACAGGCTTTGACGAGCCGCAAACAGCAGGGGTGATTGCCAATAGGTGTAGACCACACAAAAAAGAACAGGTCAACCAAATACTAGAACAACTGGTTGATGCCAAAAAACTTACAAAAACAAAAGAAAAGCGCGGTTTTAGGTATGGTATTGTATAACCTGAATTAGTACGTTTTTTAACCAAAAGCCGCTTTATTGCGGCTTTTTTGTGTCTTACTTAGTGAACGTAGTAACTATATAGTGAGCTTCTACTATGCTACATCCCTTTACTGGCGTGGGTTGTAGGGCATTTTTTCCTTATATAGTAAATAGTAGCCTAGTATCTAATTATAAGTAATTAGGTATCCCCTTATAAGGTATAAAACAAGTATAGATAATTAGTATTATGCACTTATTCATCTAATATTGATTTATTTAAACTATAGTTATAACACTATAATACTAACTTAACAGTTAGAGCATACAGGGCAAGGGATACAGCATAGTAAAAACTTTACTAAGTTCACTATTTTAACTAGATAATGAATTTTATTTTTTATTTGTATTATTTTATAAAGTTTAACTATATAATAAAAACTTAATAAATAAATAGGAATAAAAGTTATGAAAGCGCACGATTTTTTTGCAAATACCATAGAAAGTGCTAGGGCTAATATAAATGGCCAGCTAAATGTTATGGTTGCTGGTGATTTAATAACTATGGTTTTAAATGGTATTAGTATTGAAAAAGCTAGGGCTTACATATTCCAGTACCAAGCACAAAATTCAGGAACTAAATTTAAAACAAAAGTAGTAAAATCAACCGGTAAATTAATTGTCGGTAAATTAAAATGAATATTACAGATTACAGCGAAGATGGTTATCCTAATTGGGTTATCAGCAATGGTGATATATTTGTTAGATTTGACAAGGTTGTTATGGAGTCAAACGCAGGGCTTTTTTTGTATAACCGTGATAATTATGTTTGTCTAGTTGGTCAGAATATCTTTAAAGAGGTATTGCAAAAAATGCACGATATGGGCATTAAGGTTGTCGATCAAAGAGCACAGCAATGGCCAAGCGATGACCGCATTAATAATATTGGGCAAAATGGCAACAATGGCGAGCACTACGGGATATAATAATGGAATTTTTAATATACCTATCAATAGCAGTAATATTTTTTGTAATAACTTACAAAACACTTACAATGAAGCCTGAGCGATCAGATTGGATGCAGGGCATAATTGACGCACAAGGACTTGGTTATGAAGACAAGCCAGCAAGAGCAATGTATAATGTCGGAGTGGTTAGCTATCACACTAATGTTCAGATGCGTAAAAACATTGAGTTAGCAAAGCAGTATAAAAATAAGGCGGTGATTTGTGCAGCTAATAATTGAGTTTAACCATAATGGAGAATGGGCGCACAAATATAATGGATGCAGCAGAAAGCGTTACAAGGTTTTAAATGTTCCTCGAGGATTATTAGGCATGGATTGGATTATAGGAACAACAAAAGATAATCGAGAGGCGTGGAGAAAAAAACTAGATGATCACACTAAAAATGCTGATTACGAAATAATAACCAAATAAAAAGCCCCATCACGGCCGGACAAGGGCTAGGGGCTAATTACCAAACAAGAGGTGAGTATGGCAATGAATGTGTTTACGGGGGTTTAGATGGAAGATAAAGAATTTTCAGTTCGATTGCTTGAAGATGAAATTAATAATCAGAGCAGGATTATTAACGAGCTTCGTGAAGCAATACAAAATATTTACTCAATGCGTGGTGAAGATGAATTCATTGCCAACTTATGCAGCCCTTTGATTGATAAATACAGAGGCTTTTAAATGTGATGTTTTTAATCACATCAGTTTTAACCTTAGCCGATTAAGTTCGGCTTTCAGGTGCAAGCAGAGAGACTGCACTGGAAACATAAGAACACAGGCCAACAATTAAACCGAGTCGCGCCGTAAGCGCACCTTAAACCATTTTGGCGCTAAATGACGATTTAGCCGCACCTACTGCGAAAGTGTAGGGCTTATTTGTTGTGGGTTATTGGATATCAGTACTCTACGTGAATCACCGGATGAATAGCTAACATTTAGGAGTTCAACTATCGGTTAATTACCGTGATGCAAAAAGTAAGTATTGTCGGGTTCGATCCCCGAAACCTACACCAAATACGCTAATCCTGCCGGGCGTTTCCTAGCGGGGTAATTCTAGATCAGCGTATTCAACAGCCGACCTTGTGCGTTATAGGCAAATAAAGGTTAAACGCTCACAATTTAACATTGACGCAGTATGTCAAACATAGGGATTTAAAATGAGATACTACGACAGATATACATTGACTGACCGTTTGATTTGGCTGGCTATGCCGGTAATCTGGTTACTAATTAACTATTTTATTTTTGTGTAAAAGACGGTGTGCCAGCAATCGGTGCTAATCCGTGCCAGAAATGGAAGCCCTCGCCTTATCTCTAGGACGTTGAACATGGGGTAATAACAATTGCAGTCTGCGATATGGTTAAACCTTCCCATAGGCGCAGACAATATAATAATAACGACCCGCCTATGTAGCGGGTTTATTTTTGCCTAGTAATTAACCGCTATATATAAGATAATGTGAGCAATTACATATTGAGGACAATGCAATGGCATTCATAGCTGCAAACCTAAAAAAGACAACTCCTTCGCAATTGCAGGATATTCAAGAAAGGTACACTTATCAATCTACTGACTCGTTTGATGATATTTTATCAGAGGGGTATTTCTTAGGCGCTTTTGATTGTTCTGCTTGTTTTGTGGTTGTCGATGTTACTGCTGGAGTTGGTTGGTTTAGTATAGTTGTAAACTCGGATACAGGAAGCGCCACGTCAGGCGGTGATTCAGGCACATCAATAGTTAAAGCTCAGACCTTAGCGGATGCTGTAACGCTAACTCCACTTGTACCAATTAATTCAGTTATTCAAACAGTAGAATATAACGCAGGAACAGGCATAGGCGGTAATACTTATCAAAGTCTAGATGCTGGCAGTTCAGGCGCAAGACCGACACCAATTCAAGGCATATACACCAACATTGGCGCGGATGGGCTTTATCTTGCTGCGGTAGATGTTAAAAACGTAAGTCTGCAAACATTAGGATTAACTGACTCTGACGATGCTGGCCCAACACTTAACGCATTATTAGCCTTATCACCTAAGCGCATTTATTCAGATTTACCGGTTACAATTAAATTATCTGATGGCATTGATTATTCTAATAAGACCATTGAATGGGATATGACCAACATTAAAATAATTAATGAGTCAAATACCCCGTCAATAAGATTCGATGGCGGCATTGACAGTATATTGGCTGTAAGTTCAGTAGTGCCATCAACTAGACGCATCAACCTTACATCAACGGGTATTAAGGTTGGTGAAATTGTAAAACTGATCGCAGATGACAGATTGCCCTTTACGCGCCCCGCTGTTGGCCTTGAAGATAACCGCATGGGGCAGATGTTTACAGTTTCCAGCGTAGCCACTGGGTATATCATTGTGCATCAAAAATTTGACACAAATCAGGCGTTTGCAACAAATATGCGCCTAGTTAGATACAGTGGGCATACCATTAAAGTAATTGGTGGGGATATGAGTTATGATGCCTCTATAACAGCAGAGAACTCTAGCTTCTACATAACTAATGCCATTAGACCTGTCTTTGAAAGAATGAGATTTGGACCAATTCCATTTGTAGGATTGAATATCTTTGGTTGCTATAGTCCTGAAATTATATCACCTATCTTCAATGCAACAGATGATTCAACTAACCTTAGTCATAATATTAGTTTTTGGGCTTGTGCTTACCCTAAGATTACTGGCTTGGTGTCAACCAAATGTAGACACTCATTTACTACTAATCAGCAACCTATTGTAGCTGATTCAGATGAAGTGCAATATTACGGCCCAACTTACGGCATGCAAGTAACTGGCGCTATTGCTGACGGTGATTTTGATTCAGCGTTTGACACTCACCACGGGATTTATAGTGGTACATTTACAGACTTACGGGTTATTAGTAGCACACAAGGCGGTGTCAGTGTTCGTGGTAATAATCTCACTTACAATAACTTAATTATTGAAAATGCAGAAACAAATGGGGTACTTATATTTTCAGAAGATGGGGTTGATCCATCTGATTACACTTCAAATATAACGCTAAATAATTGCAATATCCACAGTGACACATTGCCGTTACAAATAAATAAATGTAATTCGGTTAAAATATCGGGAACAATATCAGCGGATGATTTCAAAGCAATTATTGCCACTGATTCAGTTGTAGATTTTTACGATTTAACTATTAACATGATTGGCACTGCTAACAGCGGCGTTTCTTTAATAGAAAGTAACGCATCAACACTTAGATTTCATGGCACTACAACTGTAAATTGCCCATCACATAGCGGCACAATATCAAAACTTGCAACACTAACAGGCTTAAACCCTGTTGTTACATTTGATAAAATTATAATAAATGGTAACGTTGATTTTCCTGATTTTATATTTTCAAGCTCTAGCGCTACTAACGCTTACGCCTTGGCTCTTGATGTTAATGTTGTATCAGGTCCAGCATCAATATCAACAAAAACAGGCACATTCAATGCTTCGACAGCGGCATATTTTTATGGAGCATTAACTAATCAATCATTTTTCAATACACTGACTACATCGGAAGTAATAACGCTTAATTCAGTTGGAGCACCTGTTGTCACAGTTAGAGCCGGCGCCGCATCAAACGTTACTGGTATCGAGATAGAAGACGGTTTATTTGTAGGGCAAGTAATAGAAATCGAAAATACTACCACCTCATTCACAATAAGCTTTCCCAATGCTGGTAATGTTGTTAATAACGGGGCGGCAACCTTTGTGTTGGCTGGTAAGACTACAGCTCAATGGCGTTGGACTAATGGAGTCTGGAGGCAGTTATGATAATTACGGTGACCGAAACGTGGTTTTCGATTGTTGGCCCTGAAAACACTATTAGTTCGATTGTGATAACTAATTTATACTAAATATATTATAAATAGCCTCGCTGTATGAGGAGTCCAGCGGGGAATTATGGCAGCAGAAAAGCTAAGCGATACAATAGAACTGTACAGATTCAAAGAGTCTGATAACACATACTCTAGTATCTGCATCTTAGTGTATGACGGTAACACTGTTACTATTAAAGCGTTACCATGTGGTATAGACTTCGAGGACGCTAGAGAGCTTACAGCACACATAATAAGCAAAGGCGTAACTGATTGTTATTATGAGCGCAGGAAGCACGACAAGACGCTATACAAGCGATGGTCATTAAAATACAAGTGTAAAGTAACTAAAAAATAGATAGGTTATCTCAGTATTAACGGGATAATATAATTAAACGTTCGATAAAATAGAAAGGTGATTTATGGCAGTTAACAAGGGAGGTAGGCCAACAGTAATGACAGAAAGTACACTCCAATTACTTAGGGATGCATTTTCATGGGGCTGCACAGATAATGAAGCTTGCTGCTATGCCGATATATCTACATCAACTTTATATAATTACTGT